TATATCTTGTAGCTCTGGCGGCAGTGAATCTTTGTTCTGTGACAGCCAAGAATAAAGCTCTTGGGTTTGCCGCTCATAAACGCGAGGAGCGCTTGTATCAAACAAGCTGCTGCTGAGATATTGTCCAGGGTTCTCAAAGTCGCCGCCGTTTTGATTGGCTAGGTCTACGATCGGCCCCCAGACCTCTAGCATAGTAAATGCTTTGCTGTTTGCGCCAGACCCACCGTTAAACCGAGCAACATCAAACGCAGTCGTAAGATTTTCTGTAAGCGTACCAGGTGGTGCTTGCAAGCCCTGCTGGGGCAGGATGTCTAGTGGATCGGGTTGGTCAAAGTTCATTGAGTGGCCTCAACTAACTTCTGCATATCAAAAGTTAATGCGCTACCAGTTTCATCAAAAACATATATAGGCTCGCCAGTGCTAGGATCTCCATATACTAGAACAAAGTTATTCCCACCATATGATATCGGCTTGTAATTATTGTCAAAATTAAACATTCCACGGCCAGATATTTCTTCTGCATATTCTGTGCTTAGAACCTGACCACCAGAAGCAGCAGCTATGCTCTCCGGTGTCATTGCTTTTAGTGCTGCTTCAATATCATCAGAACTTAGGTTTGGCGGTACAAGTGTATTTGCGCCACGAACTTCTTGAATACCACCATTGCCAGCGCCATCAGCGCCAAGGGCGAGATCTATGGCATTTTCCCAAAGATCTTCATCGAAGTTTTGTAAATTGTTAGTGTTAGCCATGTCAGCATAAATTGCTGTAGCGACATCTCTGGTAATTCCAATTGTATTTGGCAGGTAACGTAAAGCCTCAGTGGTTTTTGCGTTAAATAATACATCTGTATTTGAAGCGGTAAACTCAGGCGGCTTATATCCACCTTTTAGCTTATCCATTCCACGCAATGCAAAGTTAGCTGCATCCATTCTTTCGTTTACAACCAGCGCACCAATACCGGCAAACTCTGGAGCAGTCTTAGATATTTCAGCCATCATATCAGGAGCGGCCTGGCCAGCGCCATCAACAATACCACCTAATATAAACATACGCTGAGAGCGATCTGCGCCATCCATAACTTCAGCCAGCATAGATCTTTCTTGCGGCGTAAAGTATGTTATCGGAGTTGAATACTTAGAAGAAACAATAGTCGCATCATTGATGCGCTTCTTCATAGTTTCTATTGTTGCATCTGGATTTGTAAAATCAATCGGTGTGATTTCAATGGCATTGCCATTTGCATCGTTAAGGCCAACAAGCATAGCGTATGACAAAGGATCTTTTTTTAGCTCTGCTTCCATGCCAGACAGCATTTTCTTTGCAAGATCGTATGTTTCTATCTCAACCGCAGTATCTAACCCAGCATCGCCAATGCCTTCAATGCCCACTCCGAGGGATCTAATGTATCCAGCAGCTTCGGCTGGCGTCATATTGCCTACAGCCTCAGCAGTAGCGTTTGTTATGTTTAATGACACAATATCTTCAGTAAGATCTTGTCTTAGATCTTCTGGAACATTGCTGACAGCTTCAATTAACTTTGCAATATCTCCACTTCCCACAGCTCGACCGGAATTAACTATTTTTTGGAAGTCTGTAATTTCACTCGCCAGGCTATCAACAATGGGCTTGAACTCTGCTTTGCGAGCAGCTTCAGCTTTTTCTACACCAGCCTCAGCGGCAGTTAGATACGCCTGTGCAACCTTTAATGTTTCAGCTTCTATGAGCGTATCAATGCCAGCCTCGCCCATACCCTCAAGACCTTGCCTTAGAGCTTGCACCTCAGCAGCTAGATCTTGTGGCGTCATCTTGCGGAATGCAGCAGCCTTTTCCATGTTGAACTGTAAGCGTCCGACAGCATCCCTTGCACCCGCACCATAATCACCGGCAGCGTTAGCTCGCTCTCTAAGCGTTAATACTTCTTTCTGCGAAGGCATACCGCCCAATGCTAATATACGGCTTTGCTCATTTACATCAGAGATAACAGCCGCAGCCTCGCCTTTAGTGACTTGCAATTTAGAATTGTAGTCAGCTCGCAGTGATTTGCGCAGAGATTGAGTTTGCCCCAAAGACATGCCAGCAACCGGCTTTGTCTCCATGCTAACTAGCATCTCGGCCTGAGTATCAAGATCTGATGTATTAAACTTGTAAATTGTATTTTCTTTTATCGCAGCATTATATGCTTGCTTTTTAAAAGCGGTTAGCGTTGCCTCATCAGCGCCCAGACCAGCCAGCAAATCAAAACTTGCATCAATGTCGCTTCTTATCATTTCTGCATTATAACCAGGCAATATTGCATTGCCGACAACACGCTCAAGCTGAACATCAGCAGCGCTGTTTACTTTGGCTTTGGCCTTTGATGCTTGTAACTTTACATAATAATTAGAATATCTTTCTTCTGCCTTTACAGACGCAGAGGATAACCTGGTCTGCAACATCAATGCTGCCTCTGGGTCTATTGTATCTAGTGACGCAGAGTAACCATCTTTAATATCGGCAAGCTGAGTTTGAATGACGCTAAACGGCGTTTCATTTGTTTCGCCATCGGCCAAGATCCGCATGATCTCGATCTCAGCCTCGTTTTGTATTTCAGCAACCGCAACACGGCTACCTAACGCATATGCTGAACGCTCTGCGATCGTAGTAGGCCCACCAGCCTCTTCTATTGCCGCAAGAGTAGGGCGAGCGCCCTCTTCCCTAACACGTTCCTGTCCTCGGATTGCAGCGCCCTCAGCCGCCTGTTTAAACGCAAAGTCAGCCATGCGATCGACTTGCTGAGAAATAGTCTGGCCAAGCCTGGCTTGTTCACGCGTAGCGGCAAAGTCCATCTGTTGGGGCTGTCTGGTCTGTAAGCCTATGCGCCGATATCTGGGAAGGATAGCCATGTCTTAACCTATACTAATTGTCCGTGTCTATATGCGCCCGCGCCAAGTGTACCAGCAGCAGAAACATAAGAGTTTAATTGTGCGGTGCGACCAGCCGATTGATAAATGCCTGACTGAGTGCTTGCCTGGCCGAGAGCCATAAGAGCATTGTCTTGAGCAATAGCTTTTTCTCTTGCGCCCTCTGACAAAGCGAACTTTTGCAGTGTTGAGGCAGATCCAGATGTAGGATCAACACCACCAGCAGCAGATCGAGAAATAATAGCTGCAAGCGTTTCATTAAGATTACGCAAGGCATCAACACCCTTTTGCTTGTAGGCAAGAGCCTCAGATCTGCCGCGAAGCTCTGCTTGCCTAGCCTGGGCCTCGTATTGTCTGCGCTGGGCATTACCGGCAGCTATTGATCCAGCAGCAGAAACCCCAGCCATAGCAAGCTGAAAGCCACCGCTGGTTACTAATGGAGCTAAAACAGCCATATCAATTCCCCACGCTTAAACGATACTCTAAGCCTAGAACGGTCATTGCTAATGGTACATTCTGACTTACGGTTATTTGTCCGGTTCCACTATAGCCCAGCAAGCCGTGAACGGTTTTAATGCCAGTAAATGGATCAACGGGCTTGTCTAAAACATTCTCACCAAGATTTCTAAACGGAACTTGCTGGCCGTTAATTGTCATGTTCTGAGTTCCATTGACGATTGCATCAACCTGGATGATCCTCTTTTTGAACCCTTGAACAGATCCAGAAGATAAAGTCGGCTCGGCTGGCATTGTTTTGGCTGTCACCGTATAATCAAGACCAGCAACAAAGGATGTAGTTGAAGCGGTCGCAAAATCTACACGACCATCGTGACTTGCAACCTTAGTGCCATCGATCACGCCATCGCGTATAATCTTAACAATTCTATCTCTAAGCCCAGTGCTGGTAACTTCTCCAGCAGCCCCGCCAGATACAGATCTATCTAAAGTAATATCTGGATTAAACTTTTGCAGATGATAGGTGTTTGTAATGTAGCTACTTACCCATGACTCACCGGCAGCATGAGCATCCCAAAACGCTTGGACAAAAGATAATATCCTGGCATAGATGTAGTTATTACTTGTTACGTCAGTGAAGGTAATTGTTGTCGGGCCAGGCCCATAAACAATCCTAATCAGAGTAACATCACCATTTGCATCAATGGTTATTGTAGATGTGCCGTTGCCATATGATTCCCAAAATCCAGCATCCAAAGTACCGACAGCGCCGTTCTTGCCGAGATCCGCCCTTGGATAAGAGTCAACAGTTTCCAGCAACCAGGCATATACACCGCCGTCAGATGCGTCTTTTGTACCGGCAGCAATCTCATCTATAGCAGCAGAAAGCCCATCTGTAGTATTCCAGTCCATAACAGGAGCTTTAACGATTGTATAAACGTCTGAAATCTCCACACCAACAGCAATAAACTCACCGTCAGTTGTAAACCTACTAGGTGCAATCACGTTCTGGCCAACCAGAATAGAGTAAACGGCCATTGAGCCATCTGTGCCATTTACAACAAACAAACGATCTGACTCATCTGTAGAAGCTGCACGGCGAGCCGCAAGATCAACGGGGCTTTTCAGCAGGTGAGAGCTGAGAGCCGAAAGCGGTTGAACCTGATAGGACGCCGTAGTGTCACCAAATTGAAACGCATTCAGAGATTTTCCCTGCCTTTGAATAAAGACAGACGCGCCGTTTAAATCTTCAATAGGCACACCAGGCTTAGAGCCAAGTCTAGTTTGCGGCCTTATAAAAAAGCTCGAAGGCGTTATTGGATCATCGCTTGTTTGTATTACAGCAAACTCACCGCCCGTTGTAAATATTCGTAAGTCATTGCCTGAGAACAAATTAACAATGCTGTTAAGCTGATTGGTGTTAATCGTTGCCTCAACTGACTCATCGTCAAGGCCAGTGCCAGGATTGAAATCAAAGTAATTAATTACATTAGATCCCCAGATCGTATTCTGCCTGGACTTAGATCCACCAAAGTACAAACGCCCTTCGTGGAATGCAGCAGACTTAGCCCAGCCCCTTGTAGTTGACCACACATCCTCATAGCCATGCTCGCTTTCCCAGTTGCCGGCAGTGACGGCGCTGGTATCAAAGAAGTTTACCTCAACAACAGCCCTCATCTCCGTGGAGGAAACAAACTCAACATATCGAGCGCGGCCAAAGGTACTAATAACCTGAGCATATTCACCAACAGCAGCAGCAGCAAATGGTTCAACCTTGTATCCTGTTGTGTTGTCTGGCGCTGTAGTCCAGGCGGGATAAACAGTTAGAACCTTTGTGGATGCTACATAATCCTCGACATGCCTTGTTTGCCCCGATCCAGTACCAGATGTTAAAGTAATAAACATTCCGTTTGGCTGATCGTCCGAGCTAAAGCTAGATGAGGATTTAAGGGTGATTGTATCAGCCCCGCCAGCCTGCGCCGTTCCTGTGTCTGTTGTTGCTGCTGAGGCCGTAATCGTAATATTGCCAGTGGTAGCGCTAGGCGTAATGGTAAAGTTCGGCTGGTGCGTACTGAACGCATAAGCATACTGAGGCAAGTTCGTCAGAGGCAAGTTTTCTAGCGTCCAAGACGTATCGCCGTTTCTCACCAGGCGTTTGGTTTGTAGATCTTCATGGCAAAGGATAAGCGTATCAACCGCTTGCGTATAATTGATCTCATCGAGCATCGCGGCAGTTATATCAGTAGCCGCAATATAATCATTGCCAGAAGCATTTATGTTTGTTTGCAGCACTCCAGCCTTGAAAACATAGATCCTTTGATTGACCAAAACTAAAAGATAGCTGTCATTTACGCTGAACTCAAAAGGAATGATTTTAAAATCTGTAAACGTAGCCCCAAAGTCATAGATGAACTGAAGCCCATCACGGCGACGAAACCCGCCTTGAGGCTGAATGATTACATTCGTAGCTTCTTCCAGGGCATTCTGATATTGCTGTAGATCCGTTCTAGCACGAATAAGCGGATCAAGCTCGCCAACCGAGAAATTGGTCTGGAACTGTATTACCCGCATTTTAGTACCTTACGCTGATTAGAGAATAGTCCTCAATGACTTGCGGCGGCTTTCCTCGGCCATCAATATTCATAGCAGCTCGCATTTTACCACCACGCCCAGAATCAGCCGGTGTGCCATATGCTTCGGCTCTGAAGTAATCAGCCTTAGAGATTTGATCCGTTATAACGAAAGATAGCTTAGAAGCTAACGCATAGGTAAGAAGATCGATAAAGTAGGGAGGCATTTTGCTCTCATCTACTGTCGCCTGGTAATCAATATAAACTTCTTCAAAGTTTGTATAAACCTGATCCTGATAGATTTCCCAGCCGTATCTTACCGGCAACTGGCCAACGCCAGAGCTTTGAAACAAGGCTATAACGCCAGAAAGCATATCGCCTGGCATTTGATAAGCATATTTCCATTCGTCTACTGGGGCAGCAGACAATCGAGCAAGCTGTTCTTTTTGAACGCTCCAGCTCCAAAGGTAACTTGATAAAAGTGTATCGCGCAGATCTGGATATAATCTATCGCAAGCCTGGGCCGCATCGGTTCCTTCTGTAAACGAAGAAATGGGCGCGGCACCCAACAGGATTAGAGCATCTGAGCAGATTGAGAGTGAAGTATCACCAGCGGCCATATTGCCCTCCTGTTAGTGGGGAAGGGGAGCCGAAGCCCCCCAACCTTTAGATAACTGCCGTTGTAATAACGCCAGATGTATTTGTGGCAACAAGGGTCTGACCACCATCACTACCGTATGTATAGATCCAATCACCAGTAGTGATAAGAGCTTGAACGGTATTGAAGTAACCAGAACCAGCAATAGCAGCTTTGTTGTCACCAGATGACTTATAGCTATAAATTGCTGGAGCATTGCCGCTTTTAGAAGCGCCAACTGTTGCCCAATTTGCAGATGCGAATGCCATTGTCTAATCTCCTAATTATTCGGTGCAAGAAATTTTGACAATGCCTTCACCGTCGATTGCAACAGAACCGGCGGAGAACATCGAGCTAACCAAGAATGACGTTTTTTCCGGAACGTAATTCACTTCGGTTTTCTGCGACATTGACTCAGCGTAGCCCATTGAATCCTGGTGCCAAGCAAAACAGGTGCGAGTAGAAGGCTTAGGAATACCGCCCTCATCACGATCACCCATAGTCAAAATGGTGAAGCCCATGAACGTGTTGATCTCACCTTGCACAAGAGCCTTTACAGCAGCAAAGTCTTGACTGGTGATTTCAGTCTCGCCAAGCAATGCGTCGAGCTGAGAAGCATGCATGAGCAACCTACGATTTTCTGAAGGTACGTTCTTCTCATTCAATGCTTTCGCTGTAGCGCGTAGCTTTTCAATGTTCATGTTAGTGCCAGCACCGCCAACAGTTGTTGCAACTGTAGATGTACCAGTGGCCGCATTCAGAGCATCAATCATAATCTGATCCATACGACGAGCGATAGATTTAGATACGACTTGAACCAACTCAGAGCGCTCATCAAAGTTGATGTGCGATTGCTGGAAGATGTCTGAATATTCTGCCGCGATGTAATCTTCCATCGTTGCAGTTACTCGACCATAAGTCACATTCAGTGGTGTGACATCAGTTTGTGGAACGCGAAGCGTGGCAACACCTTTTCCGATTGTTGGAAACTTTACAGTATTACCGGCTACTCCGGTGCGTGTCCTCATCGTGCCGCGAAGCAGCGATTCGGCTTGATACGCTTGTTTGACCTCAGAATCGAAAAGATCAACAAACGCCGTTGTGACGTTCTGCGCCATTGCAGATACCTCCTATTGGGTTTCAACAAAACGCTTCCGTTATCCGAGGGTCGGGCGGTCGCTTGCGCGTTATGGCCGCGCCAGCCAGTAGAATACTACATCCAACGGGCCGGTGCGCGGTTAGCCGTCAAGACTAAAATACACGCAAGCGATACTTATTGCAAGAGTTTAGGCTCTTTGCTGTGATTGGAACCATTGACGTTCCATTTTGGTGCGCCAGGCGGCATCAGTTTTCCAACGCGGATCTGCAATAGCAACATTAAGATCTTCTTTAGTAAACTCTTGCTGCTCAACTACCGGCTTGATCGGAATATTCTCATTCGTGATGGCCTGGTGATACTTTAAGAACGCATTGATCGAGTCAGCATTGTTTAGAGAATACGCTATCGCTTCACGCTCAGAGTTGTTAAGAGGTGCCTTTTGCAAGATGCGCTCAGTCATTTGGATCTTCTCAGAAGCATTAGAGCCTAGCTTCTCCATTTCAGCGCGTTGATCGTATTCAATACCTTCTTGCTCATCCTTTGACATTGATAAGACACGACCGGCCAGATCCTCGAATGCATCCTGGCTAATCCCGTTTTCCTTAGCCCAGTCCTGATATACGGCGACAGTCGGATCGTCAGAGTCCAAACCCTGATCCGCAAGTGAAGATATATCATACTGCTCCGGTGCTTTATGCTTGCCCGACTTAAACTTCTTTTCCAGCTCTGCGTAACTTTTCGCCAGCTTTTCAACATCAGGGCCATCCTCATCCCAGAACTTTGCAGGGTAATAGTCAGGGCGCTCTAGCGGCCCATCGTCATCTTCAGATGCTTGCATCTCTTCTTGTGGCTGTTCGTGAACCGGAATAGGCGCATCCTCTTGAGGAGCCTCTGGTTCTGCCACGTTAATCATCGGTGCATCTGCATCCGCTTCTACTGCTGCCGCTTCTTCAGCCATTGTTTGACCTTTCTATTTTTTTCTCAATCATGCGAACGATCTCTGCCATTCCTGTTCTAGCATAACCAAAGCTCGCATCTTCTCCAGGGTGCCAAGTCGGTTGCTCAATCGTAACGCTACGCAAATGGCTTAGAACCTTCTGCCCTTCAGAACTCTTGAAAACCTTACCATATAGAATGTCTATATCTTCGGCTCTTGGCGCTTCACTGACAGCCTGGGTTAATCCTTCCCAGCCTTCGGGTGAACTCATTGCATTGCCTCCATTGTGGCCCCTCCATCAGTTGCAGCGGGTGGGCCTTGTTCTGCCATCATTGCTTGCTGCATCTGTTCCATCATCATTTGCTGCTCTTCCGGTGTGGTAAGCAGTTCTGGGTTTATGTTCATCTTGCTTGCGATAAATTGAGTTATGCGCGGAATAGATAGAGCCGCTTGCCCCTGTGGGCCGAGAGCATTGGCGATCTGCATAAACTGAACAATATCGTTTACCT